CCAGATCTAAAATCACCAGGAGATGAGCTGCGTGAGGCTAGGAAGTATGTAAAAGAACTAGAAAAAATTTTTCCAAAAATGACCTTGGTACACTCTAATCATTCATCATTAGTTTATCGTAAAGCAGTCGCTCATGGCTTGAGCCTAGAGTATCTGAAATCTTACAACGAGTTTCTAAATGTAGGCCCTGGATGGGAATGGGTAGATGACTTAAAGGTTACCCTATCTGATAGTCAAAGATGTTTCTTTACTCATGGCATGGCAGCCGATGTAATGAAAGTGGCGCAGCAATATGGCATGCATGCAGTCCAAGGACATTATCATTCTAAATTTAGTATTAGTTATTATTCTAACCCTGACAAATTAGTATGGGGATTACAAACAGGATGTCTTATCAATCAAAAAGAACTTGCGTTTGAGTATGCAAAGAATTTTAAATCGAGATTTGTAATCGGCTGCGGCATGATTATAGATGGACAACCAAAACTAATGCCGATGGTATTAAAGGACGGAGGAAGATGGACGGGGACGATAGTTTAGATGTAGAGTTTACTTCCGAGGCTGATGCAAATCAAGCTGAAACTTTAGATAAGTTGATCGGAAGAAAGATTTGGAATGTAGAACTGCTAGAAGATGATACACAATCCATGATCAAAATCTGTTTTTCTCGTGAAGATGATGATTATTTACTGATTCATTGCGAAGGTGCAGATTTATATCTTGTTGAGCCTAAAATGAAGTCAGTCCACTAAAAACGACCTCACACAAGGCTCGTGGTGAGCTTTTCTCATGTGTTCCTAGGGGGTAGTATCAAATTATATCGAAGTATTTACCATTAATTCTGTGACAAGTCCTGACAGTATATCTTTGTTTTAGACAAAGAAAAGGGCCTCTCGGCCCTAAACTTTTACAACAGTTTGTATTCTGCAAAACTACATGGCTCATTAAAACGATTCCTCACAGGTATCAATTCGGTTTCGATCTCGTATTTTTTATTTCTTAACTTAAATACCACATCACTCAATCTATAAATACCAAGTTCATTCCAAGCTTCTATCGGAGTAATCCTATAGTTAGTTTTAAGATATTCCAATAATCTTGTTTCTTGTTTTGTCATATTCATTTATCTCTCCTAGTGTACATATTTTTAAGATTAATATTGTTGTCTCGCATTTCTCGAACTCGTCTTAATAATCCATCACGACTTATCCGAGAAACACCAAGACAATAATATATAAGTCCATCATCATTCTCTAGCCAATCCAATGCTTGTTGTCTCACCCTTGCACCTGATTGTGCTGCAACTGCATCATGTATCGCATTAGCTAGTATTGCAATAAACAATCTAGCATCAGGGTTACCCATGTTTGGATTGCTAAATGTAAAGTTTTCGTACTCTGCATCTACTAAATAATGGTCTTTCATAACTAATCCTTATGCTTATTAAAAAGGTCATCCATTGCTCTTTTAATGTCTGACAACTTAAACTTTGATATGCGGTTCTCCAATACCGCTTTGTTGGTTTTAAATAATAGGTCTGCTTTTTCCTTTTTAGTTTTAGCATCTGATGATGAGCCATCTATCTTATTAATCAAGCTTATAAATCCATCTGTAAACTTGTACTCATCAGGAAACATCAACTCTCCTTTGCCTGGCAGACTCAGGCTAATGGCTTTTTTACAGGTGCAGTCGTCTTTAACTTTTCAGACATTGACTTTTCCGCTTCATTGCCATCATCATCTTCAGGTGCAATACCTGTTGCGGCCATGATCGAATAACGCCTAGCATAAGTTAAGGCCGAGCCATAACCTTGAGGTGTCTGCTTATCAGCGGGTACATGAATCACACCCCCTGACATCTGCTCGCCACTTTCATGTAGAAAAATTGTCTCAACCCTAATACCTGACTCTGCATCATGAGTCTTTTGTATCAATGCTAACCCATGATTGTGTAGTGCATCTAGTACGGCTTCAATACAACCCGCCAAGTTTACATACTGATTTTTAAAATGTGGATTGGTACTGTTCTTTAGTGCGGGTGCAAATTCTTTCTGCGCTTGCACAAACGCTTTAGCAATCTCCGATGTTGTTGTCATTGTCTTTCTCCTCAAAATAAAGTTTTATAATGTCTTGCCTTTTACTTACATCTTTTACATTGCGATACAATACTTCTAAAAAAGTATGAGTATCTTTTAATTCATAATCTTCCATAGTTATAACTCCCTATCGCGTATGCGAAGTTTAGATTGTCGGATAGTCCTGGCGGGTTTCGCGGGGACTAGCTTTTGTGCTTGCGCTTTATAATTAATTACAGGCCATGAGATTTTGTAACGCCCTGAAACAGCATGTTGATTGTCTCGCATAAAATTCATAATCTGAATCTGATGTAAGTTAATCTGCTCTTCCAAATCTTTTATCATGTCTCTAAATTCAATTATCTTTTCAGCATAATGCTCGGCTTCAGGTATCTCGATCTGATCCTTGTCAGGCTGATCGAAAATAGATGAAGCTTCAGCGGGTGTTTTAATGTCATACCACTCGACCTCATCATTGGTTTTATACTTATCTAACCTACGCTGAAAGTCATTAATAGCATCATGTATTTGGGCCAATACATCTACATCCCTTTGATAGACAAAAGTCCGTAGAGTTGTACCACGATACAAAACACACACTGCACCCCAGGTCGCACCTACTGTATCCATCTGCATTTGCAGCTGTAGTGGGCCACGATACAAAGGTAGGGAATCTGCACTCTCTACCTCATGAGCAGTTAGTTTGGCTTCGACAATGCCTACGCCCTCTAACCTTATCTCATCCTCATTGACACAAATAATACCCTTATCTAGGTCAGTCATGATGATTGAATCATTGCCTTTGACATCACCATCTAAACTACATGCAAATGGCAAATCTTTATGAAAGTAAGGTTCAGGATGTTTAGTCGTTAAATCTTTGACATCTAATCCTAAACGCTTACACGCTTCAACCAAGATAGTTTCCTCCAAGGTATTGCCCCAATCCATTGATTCATTAGATATAAATGGTGGTTCAATCCCTGAAATAATATCCATCTTTTCTTTTAACAGTTCATTGACTGTTTTAAACTTACTAGCACCCATCAATACAGGTATCTCGGATGCTGAAAGTTGGTCGTTCGGTGTTACTTTTCCTACCATGTTTACACTCCCTTTTTTAGGTTATTAAAGTTCTGTTGAAAGGCCATGATTAACTCATCCTTTACCTCTTCATCCATTTGGCCTATGACTGCATGCGGGCCAAGTTCTAGCACGAGTTCACCAAAATCTCTAATGAGAAAATGTTGGTGCGCTTCCTCTAGTTCTTTTTGTTGCTCTAATGCATCGATGTTATCTTCATCAACACCTTCATCTCCATCCCATTCATTAGTGCCTTGATTATCTTTCATTATGCACCCTCCCTAAATACAGGAATACATGACAACTCTTCCTTGTTAGTGAAAATTGCGCCCGCTTCATTGCCTTCGTCATCTGCGCTTGGGGTTAATATAGTGCCATCATCTAAAAATATTTCACATGGCTGATTGTACCAACCATGTATCCTTTGACTTTCTGAAGGCTCTAACCACTCGACCTTTACAATTCTGCGACCTACTAAATGCTTTGTTACTAAATCCAACCATTTTTTACTATCCATTAGATTTCACTCCTTTGATTAAAAATAATTTCAGTTCGTCTTGCTACTTCTCGATCGAAGTCTTCGCCTTGCAAATTGCAAGACTCATCATTGCACAACTCTTCGTGGACTTGTGCAAAAATGTCTAGTTTGATTTCATCATTATCCTTCATTGTTTACCTCCCAATCATTATCAACTTCAAAGTCCATCGCCCATTCAAAAAAATCAGCATCTCGATCTTGCCAAATATCTGCAAAATCTGAATCATCATTTAATAAAGATAAAAATTCAGGATACAACCTATGTCTCTTCCTGGCATTTGTAGTGGGTTTTACAGGACTATAAATAAGATGACTTAAATCTATTTCAGGATTGCCTTGCCTCCATGTATATATTAATGTTGGTTTTGTTATGTAAACATTTAAGTTACATATATCCCACCAATGAGTGATGGTATATTCAACGCCATCAACATTGATGTAATGATGCCAATCATCTTTTAATTCTTCTTTAGTAAAATTGTACTTTTCAGGATGTTTAAGAATATCCAAGACCTTGGCTTCAATCTTCCAATGTCTTTTGTTAACGCTTGGTATATGAGTTACTTTTTTCATTGTTTATTTTTCCTTATCAAAGTTTAAAATAGGTATCTCAACCTGACTAAATTATATAGCACAAAGATATCTTATGTCAAACACCCCTGTTTATAAGGGGTTTCAGACATTGTTAATCCTCCAAGTTTTTTAAATTATCTTCAATCCATCCCATTGCAGTCGCAATTTCGTTCCATTCATGGTCAGGAAATTCATGTTTTTCAAGTGCTTCCCATATCACATCAGTCCACGAATTCACACTTGAAAACCTTAAATCTTTTAATATCTTTTTATCCATTGTTAGTCCTCCCCTTCTATTTCGCGTATCTCAACCTCGTCTTCAAAGGTCGAAGAGTCGCAACCTTCTAGACCGCTTGTGTGGGTGTCTTCGTCCGAATAATCCGCATCATCAAACTTCTTTAATGCTTCTTTTTCAGTCTCGGCCTTAATTACCACTGTTGTTGTCGTGTAGTAATTTTGAACAGTTTCAATTTCAAAAGTTTTCATTGTATATTTTCCTTTTAATAGGTTATAAAAAAGGTATCTCAACCTTATAGTTTGATCATCACAAAATGACAATCCCAAAAGGCCCGAACATATCAGGCCTTATGAGTTAACACTTATTTTGATTTTAGCTCTATAAATATAACTTGAATAATACCTAACAAGGCGAAGGCCATTGTTAAAAAGTATAAGTCGAGCCGTAATGCAAGCGCGCTCAATATTAAGAACGCGCATATAATAATTAATTGAATGATTCGCATGTTACACCCCCTTTGTGAGAATAAAGTTAGTATCAATACCCGCTTGTATTTCGCCCTTTGAACCTTTCGCGTATAGGGCCAGTATTGAGTCTTTAGGCTTTGTGAAGGTTAAATCATTATCATCCCCGCTTAATACCTTACGCCCGTGAAATTGAAGCGGTATTGTCTCGGCCTTATCGAAGACAACCGCTATTCTTACGCCTTTATCAATTGCTCTTTTATTGTACTTTTTGAAGGCGGGCGCGCCCGAATAGGAAAATGTTAAATCGTAATTACTAGGAAAATCATTTAACCCGTTTTTACTATCTACCCTATTTGGAATTTTTGTGTAGTCCATGAATTTTACTTCAGGGAAAAATTCGAAGATATTACGATAATAAGTATCTTCAAAAACAAAACCGATATTTTCCCAACGAATGTCACTCGTACCATTCAGGCGCACCAAAGGCGTTAACCCGTTTTTACTAGCCTTCTTAATAAAGGCGGTAATTTCTTTTGTT